CCCCTTTCAATCTATTTGTCTGGGGGTTTTTCTGACAAGGAGGATAGAATGCGTAATGAAAAGATGTACGACCCTAAACAAAAGTTCTACGCTCTTAAGACTTTCAAACTTGCTGGGCGTGACCTAAAGCGTGGTGATGAGTTCCCTTCGCGAGACTTGTCAAACAGGAAACTTCTACAGTTCTTCCAAAATGGTTTTATCGGTTACTCTACTGATTTCAAGACCAACAAGGTCAGTATGAAAGATGTAGAACTACAGGAAACTCCTGAAGAAGTACCTGCTGAAGAAACCGTTATCGAAACTTCTAAGCCCGCTCCAAAGAAGCGTGGTAGGAAGAAGCAGCAAGACACTGAATAATTATATCTAGGGAGTTCTTATGGCGTTTACATACAATGGGGACCTGAGTAATTCCCTAGAGTTTGTTAGGTTTTTGATTGGTGACAAGGACGAAGAAGTCGCTTTGTTTACCGATGAAGAACTTGGATACTTTATTAATCAATACGCTGAGCCTACTGAGAACGATCTTAAAAAGGTAGCGTTAAAGTTTCTTAAACTGATGTTGAATGAGACTCTTCATGGACCTTCTCGTGAAAGAAGCGGGGGTTATGAAGTATATGCTGCATCAGCAGCATCCTTAAAACTCGCTGTTAACCAGCTTGAAAAGGAAATCCGTAGCAGTAACCTTGCAACACCCTCTTTCGGAGGTGTGTACAAAGCAGAGGTTAAGCGTAATCGTGAAAACGATGCGTACACTGATTCTAAGTTTTATGACACTCGTATCTTTGGGGATGACGTATGGGAACGTCCCTGAAAGTAAGCCTCGACAAGTCTGGTATCAAAGACCTTAGAAAGAAGCTGCAAAAGCTACATAAAAGAGAACTTGATTGGGGCTTCTTCGAAGGCTTTCACTCTAAAGCTCAAATGCCTTACGCAGAACTTGCAGCAATCCTGGAGTATGGTACTGATAGCATTCCCCCAAGGCCCGCTTTTGGTTCCTTAGTCAACTCTCTCGAAGCCTCTCATATTGCTTATGAAATGGATGTCACTAAGCCATTTAAAGACTATCTCGAACGGGATATGAGTGACCCCTACAAGATATTCGAAGTCTCTGGTGAACACTTGGTAGATAGGCATGGTGATACCATGTATAACTGGCTGTCCAGCGGAACCATGAACAATGATAACGCAGAGACGACCGTTGGTCTTAAAGGCTTTAACATGCCCTTCGTAGAGTCTGGTGAGCTTATCGAAAGTATCTCTTATCGCGTTAAGTGAGGTTTTAATGTCTATCGCAAGATATAAACTAATTAGAAAAAAGACCCTCACAGCTTATCGCACAAATGCTGGGCAAAGAGTTAATGGACGATGGGTAGAGGGAATTGAATATCCTTTTGATTTTAAAGGTCACTACTATCCTTTGACAGCTAATGAAAAGCTAATGCTGCCAGATGCCTTCCGAAGTAAATCGACATATAAACTTCACTCTACTACTGAACTTTACTCAGTTCGAGAGGGGGATGCCCAGAGTGCCGATAGGATACTTATCTTAGGCAGCCTTTACGAAGTACAAGAAGCTGATCACTTTTCGATGGGTGTCAGGGACCACTTTGAGTACCTGCTCGTGAGAGTTGAACAGACTGCGGGGGCAACTGCTTAATGGCCTTTATCAGAGATATTGAAGACGCCCTGCTTACCCTACTCAATAGCGAATTAAACATCCCTGTCAAGATTGCTCATGATGGCTCTCCTGAACCTGTTGGGGATTACGCAGCACTTAGTTTTACCGCTGCTGATAAGATTCATAGAAATACAATTAACTCATATGAAACCACTGAAGGTTTTGTAGAGAGACTTAAGCAAGACTTCTTGGTTAGATTCAACCTTAGATTCTACGGGGATTCTTGTTATAACAATGCATTTGAATCTCAAGCGATCCTTGGCACAAGAAGCATTCAAGAAGAACTTTATACCTTCTCTAGCCTCTCCTTTATTGAAGGCACGTCCATACAGAATATTCCAGAGTTACGTGAGACTAGGTATATTCAAAGAGCTTTATACGACTTCAAAGTCTTAACAGGATTCGAATACACCAGACTTACGGATTGGTTCGATAAAGTGTCTTACGAAGGCGAGTATATAACTCCAGATGGAGGTGTCCTACTCACTACTTCAGAGACAGTATCAGCTAGCGATACTTAAACTACCCCTATAGGAGCCTTTAATAATGGCGAGCATGAAAGAAATCATTGAAATTAATATTGTAAGGGAGACTCGCGGTGTCTCTCGTCAGGGCTTTGGTACTCCCCTCTTCCTTGGCAATACCTCTGTCGGTTGGGCATCTGGTGAAGTGGTCCGTACCTATACAAGTCTCGATTCTGTTCTTGAAGACTTTAGCGACACTGCTCCCGAGTATACTGCTGCACAGCGTATCTTCGGACAGCAGGTAAGTCCTACTTATATCAAGATTGGTCGTCATCGTAATGGCACTGTTTCCGCTGATGTTGTGGTGACTCCTGTTAGTTCTACTCTGTATTCGGTAACTGTTGATGGTGTAGAAGCCTCTTACACATCTGATGTGGATGCTACTGCACAAGAGATTGTGACAGGTCTTGAGGCAGCTTTTGCTACGGCAGCAGCTCCAGGTTCCTTTGAAGATAATGGCGATGGTACTTTTACTATCTTCTCTGCCGATTCTGATAACTTCACTCTTATTACTTCTGTTAATTTGGAAGAGACTCTTAACTCTGAGTCACTGACACAAGCGTTGACCAACATTGCTAATCAGGATAATGATTGGTACTTCGTGACAGCTTATACGCATGATCCTGAAGACATGCTGGAGATTGCTGGTTACGTCCAAGCGATTACCGCTCTCTACTTCACTTCATATAATGGTCCTGATGCGCTTGACTCTACAGCGACTAATGACCCAGGCTCACGTCTGCAAGCGCTGGATTATTCACGTACTGTCATTATGTATGCAGAAGATGAAAGTGAATATCCCGAGTGTGCCATTGTTGGTTTGCAAGCTCCTAAAGACCCCGGCTCTACAACTTGGAAGTTTAAGACTGTCTCTGGTGTGACTCCAAGTAACTTGTCTACCACTAACAGCATTGTTCTGAAAGGTACTAAGTACGACTTTGGCAAGGGTTACAATACTTATGAGCCGACTGGTGGGCGCACTATCTTTGCTGAAGGCCGGGTGGTGAACTCTGAGTACATTGATATTATTCGTGGTGCAGACTGGTTAGAAGCCCGTATGCGCGAACGTATCTTTATGACTCTTGTGAACTCTGAAAAGATTCCTTATACGTCCACTGGCTTTGCCATTATTGAAGGTCGTATGCGTGAAGTTCTTAATGAAGGTATCGAAGTTGGTTTGCTTGGGTCTTACAAAGTCACTGTGCCGAATCCTCGCAATCGTGATCCTAACGACCGTGCTAACCGTGTTGCAACCGGCTTCGAATTCCGAGGTGTATTGCAGGGCGCTGTACATGCCATCGAGATTGCCGGAACCCTGGAAATTTGATCCGATTATTAGGGGGTATTAAACCCCCTTTTCTATACTATACCTTGAGGAATATTAATGTCTCTTCAGACCTACTCCCCAGAATTTTCTGATCTTATTATCAGTAATGAGCAGATCAATCATATTGTAACAAATTATGCCGAAGGTACATTCATTGGTATCGAGCCTCATTCAGAGCGCTTTGCTCCTGTTTACGGTGCCAAAGGGGAAGCCTACCGCGCACATAACCCGGTAAAAGCTTTTGACTTGTCGGTCACTCTTTCCCAAACTTCACACTCTAATGATGTGCTGTCAGCCCTTCTGAACCTTGACCGTGAAACCCTGGAAGGAACTTTCACACTGACTTTCAAGGATTCTTCCGGTACAACTATCTTCACTGAGAACAGTGCTTATATCGGATCGGAGCCTTCCCAGAGTTTTGCAGGGGGTGGTGGTATTGAATCCCGTGAGTGGTCTATCCACCTTCCTAACCCCTCCTACACGTTGGGCGGTAACGGACGCTTTACAGCAGAAGTTCAGTCTAATGTTGAGGCGCTTGGCGGTCAAGTTGATCCGCGCTGGCAGTCTTCTTAAGGACTAATCAAGGGGCTGTTTAAAGCCCCTTACTTAAGGAGATTTAAATGTCAGTAGCTACCTATAATCCCGGTGATGTTGATATTTACTTGGCGATCCTCCACCAAGTAACAGGGTTTTCCCCAAACTCGTTAATCAAGATTACCCGAGATAACAATTTCTTTAATACCTTCCAAGGTGCTAGTGGCAAAACGGAACGTATCACTGTTCCTGATAACACATATACCTTGGAAATTTCCCTCTCACAGACCTCCCCTTCCAATGCCGTTCTTAACGGCTTCTCTACACTTGACCATTTAAGCGGACGAGGTATCTTTCCTTTGTTTGCAAAAGACGCCAGTGGTGACTCCCTCTTTCTAGCTTCCTCATGTTGGATTGAAAGCCCTGCCGAGGCTAGCTATGGAACAGAGATTGAAGATCGGAAGTGGACTATCAAGTGTGCTGATATGGTCTTTGGTCTTGCTGGGAATGGCGATACCGATGCACTAGAGAAAGCTGGTCAGTTGGGGACACTTATTACACAGTTCGGCGGGAATCGAGGGTTATTCTAATGTCAAGAATTAATACGTTTAACCCTGCAAATGTTGTACTGTCTATCAATGACTACATTGTTAAAGACTTTGCCAGCGGCACCTTCCTAGAGATTAATCAAAACTCCCCCTACTTCCGAAACATCCCTGGTATACGTGGTAAGTCTACTAGAGTGCGTATGAGGGACCGTTCAGGAACACTCAGTCTAAGGCTTATGCAGACCTCTAGTGATAACGAAGTTCTGTCAATGATTACCGAAGATGATGATGTCAATCAGACAGGACTCTTGTTAGTTACTCTTAGAGACGCTGGTGGACAGACAGGTATTCAGTTAGGGAATGCATTCTTAGAAGGCCCGCCTAATATCTCATTCTCTTCCAAAGATACCACACCAAGAGAGTGGAGAATCCACTACCAATTTATCACAAGATATTACGTAGCAGGTAATGACGCCGCTCCGTTTGATTTCTTCTAGTGAATAAAACTTAACCTACAAGGAATTACCTATGGCTACTAAAGCCCCTTTTATCCTCACGCCGGAAGATGGCTATGTACTGATCGCAGCCGTCGGTGACAGTTTTACTGCTGAAGTTAGGGCGGGCAGTGTTGATATCGTAGTTGCAGATTCTACACCTACCTCAGATATACTGGGACACTCTTTGAAAGAACGTGAAATCTTAGTCCGTCCAGGGGCTGGCAATGCTTATGCTAAAGCAAACCTTGGACAAGGAGAGGTGATACTGTTGGTGACAAGTCCATGAGTTATCGTAATAGCGTTAATTTCAAAGTAAAGCTTAAGGGGATGTCTCGTTATAGAAACGCACTTGCAGCTATAAATATAGACACCCTCCGGTCCCTCATCACAACCCTCTTCAGCG